ATTAAACATCTCACTCATGTCAGAAACTTGTGAAACGTCCCACATTGAAATGTCTTGGTCTAATACACTTGCGTTTTTAAACATGTTCGACATCGTTGTCACATTCGAGGTATCCCAATTATTCATTGGCTGGTTATATGATGATGCATTGTGGAATGCAAGAGACATATTAGTCACCCCGCTTATAATCCAGTTATTTAAACTATAGTTAAAGTTTGATAAACCAAAGAATGTTTGTTCCAATGTTGTATTACTATGGGTATCCCATCCGCTAATATCTTGGTTGAATTGTGAGAATGCAAACATACCACTCATATTTGTAACATTACCCATATCCCACATTGTAATGTCTTGATTGAACTGAGTATTATTAAACATAAAAGTAGTGTTTGTAACCTGTGAGGTTGTCCATCCACTTAATGGTTGATTGAATTGATATGCGTTTCTGAATATCCCATCGAAATTTGTTACTCCCGACATAATCCAATTGTTCATTGGTTGGTTGAATGATGTTGCTTGGTTGAATAAACCAAAACATGTTGTTAAACTAACGGTGTTCCAAGTGTTTATATTTTGATTGAAAGCGTATGCCAATAAGAACATCAAATTCATGTTTGTCACACTACTTACGTTCCAATTTCCAATTGGCTGGTTAAACACTTGACAGAATAAGAACATTGTTTCCATGTTAGTAATTGTACTTGTATTCCAATTGTTGATTGATGAATTGTATGTAAGTATACTACATCCATTGAACATAGATGACATATCAGTTACACCAGATAAAATCGGTGAATCTGTTGCTGTAATATCTAGATTAACACAATCTTTGAATGATTGATTCATTGTTGTCCATGGAATATTACCCCATTGACTAACATTTGTAATTTTTTGACAATCTGAACCACCTTGACCATTCCAAAGATGAGGGAAGTTTCCACTTATTTTAACTGTGTAAGTTCCACCACTTGTATAAACGTGAGTTACGGTTGAAATACCACTACCTGTAATTGGTTCACTATTTCCATCTCCCCAATCAACTGTTGCTGCGTATGTAGGACCGTAAGGATTCAATGGTAAAACATATGTATTACTTGCTGAACCAGGTTTGGTTGTATCAACTGTCATTATAAATCCAGCAAATGCTACCGGTGATGATGTAGGAGTTGGTGTAATTGTTGCTGTAGGAGTTATTGTAGATGTAGGTGTTATACTTGGAGTTATTGTTGTTGTAGGAGTTATTGTAGATGTTGGGGTTAATGTCGGGGTTACTGTTTGAGTTGGTGTTATTGTAGATGTAGGAGTTAGTGTTGGAGTTACTGTTTGAGTTGGTGTTATTGTTGCTGTTGGTGTTATTGAATTAGTTGGCGTAATGGTTGGGGTGATTGTAGATGTTGGAGTTAATGTTGGTGTAATGGTTGGTGTTGGCGTTAATGAAGACGTTACACTTGGAGTTGGTGTATTTGTTGGAGTACGAGTTGGTGTTAATGTTGGGGTTGCTGTAGGAGTAGGTGATGGTGGAATTGGAGGTCCCCAAAATTCACCATTAATGTCATTTAATGCACGTTCTTCACCCAAATAATTTGAAAACTTTTTGTTATAAAATATTCTTGCCATTGTGTAATTCGTGTATTTCTTGTACTATTTTATTAATTTGTATTCTACTATCTTCTACATTGAAAGTATAAGATTTCAATTTCATTTTTCTTCCTTTGTTAATTGTGTAATTCACTTTAACATTAAGGATATTTGTTTGTAAATCCCATTCAACTGATTGTATTAAATAACTATCATATTTAAATCCGTCTATTGTTCCTGTTTTATCGTTATATAACATAATTAGAATGAACGTACAGCTCTAACATAAAAACTACTAGTTTTTGTAAAATTAACAAAAGTTCCATCTGTTAACATAGTTCGAGCAGTAGTACCACTAGCTTGAGTTGATGACCAATAGTTTGATTCTGATAATCCACCAATGTATGAACGATTTATAAATAAATTATATAATTCATTTTCACTTGGTAGATACCAATCTGAATATCCATTTTCAGTTAAATTATCACAATTGTAAGATGCACTTGGACTTGTTGTTCCATATGAAACCATTAAATTTGTGTTTGCTTGACCTGTTCCAATTGCTGCACTTGTTCCAATAACATCTACAGTTGTGTTATTAGCTCTCATCCAACGTACACCTGTTGCGGTATCTCCTGTTGTACAAATTAAACCTTGTTGAACTGATGGGTTATATCCTGTATCTCCTGATTGTAAGAAATAGAATATTTTACCACCTTGATAATCTTGACCAAGTGTTAATAATGTTGATGATGATGATGGTGTTATTGTTGGAGTAATAGTTGGTGTTGGAGTTACTGAACTAGTTATTGTTGGAGTTATTGTTGGAGTAGGTGTTGGTACTGAACCTGAACTTGTTGGAGTTGGAGTTGGTGTAACTAATGGTAAAAATGTATAAATTGAACTGTAGTAATTATGTACTTGTAAAATTTCAGCATCAGATAATGTTCTATCCCAAGCCATACAAACACCTATATCACCGTTAAATTTATATGATAAATCAATAAATGATGCAATTGCTGCTCCTGTTGTTCCTACATTTAAATTACTTGCTCCTGAACCTGTATCTCCTCTTGTTATTAAATTACCATTTAAAAATAATCCACACGCATCTGTTTGTGGTGATGCTGCGGTATTCATTGCAACAGCTAATGATTTTAATTCAGATGCTACAACAGGAATACCAGCATATGCGCCAGAAACATCTTGTTTATCATTACTATAACCATTAAAACCAAATGTTGCAGTAAGTTGTAATAAATGAGCTCTTCTACCATTTGCTTCAGTTGCTTGTCCAAATATACCTGCAAGTTGTCCAGCATTATTTGATTGTAATACAACAAATAATGTATATGTTGCATCACTCTCATTTAAGAATGTTGGAATTGTTACATATTGTGACCCTGTAAATGAAAATAATTTAGTTCCTGAATTGAATGTTGGTGAGTTAACAATTGTACCTGTTGCTGCATTTGTACTTATATCATACCAATTACTACCTGAACCAGAATATGATAATACATTACTTGCGTCATACCATGCAACCAATCCATTCTGTGGTATTGGAGAACTTGGTGATGTTGATGGTGTTAATGTTGGAGTTACCGATGGTGTCGGTGCGGGAATTGAACTTGTTGGTGTTATAGTTGGAGTTATAGTTGGCGTTGGTGTTGGAGTTGATACAGGACCTGAAGTCTTTTCAACATTCATAATCTCAGCTCCCCATATGTTTCCCTTTCTTGATTTCTCAGATAAAGGTTTTAGTAAGTCTTCAATATTGATTTTTGGTTTGTTGTCAGACCCTACTGGTCTCCAATTTTTTCCACCCCATTTGTATGCCATATAACTATAAATATAACTAATTTTTTATCTAAAAAAAAGGGGGAATTAATCCCCCTTCTTTTAGTGTTTGTGTTTGATTATTCAGCGTTAACTGTAATACCACTCATGATTGCTCCTAAAGTAGTTGTTACCGCAACCTCAACAGATGGATTTGGTTCTCCACCAATGAACGATAAGCTAGCGCCATTCGCGTCATTATATTTTAAACCGGTCATTGCTTGACCAACATTTACATATAATCCATTCTCGAATCCAACAGCCCAATAACGGTCGTTGTTATCCAAGATAATCATATATAATGCGTTTTGTTTTATTAACTCGAACCAAAGATTTCTCAATGCTTGGTCAAGTCTCGGAAGTGCTACCGCAACTGTTGGTTGGAATGTTATAGCTTGATTTGTGTCGTTTACAAGTAAATCTTCAGTTAATGAAGACGATTGTCTAACCAATTCAAACTTATAAAATGTTCCTGTTCCTGAAATTGAAGTTACTTCGTCCGTACCATTGTACGCAACGTTTGTGATTGTTGACCCAGAATCACCTAATATCCACAATGCTTTAATACCACCGGTACTATTATTGCGACAATCTAAGGTATATCCTGCGTCTATGAAACATGATGCCATAATTATTATTTAATTTAATTTAGTTTAGTTTATGTAATTTCTTACGATTATTTACAGATAGCAAATGAAGCTACGTCAAACACACCTAAACCATAAGTTACGTTAGCCATAATCTTAACGATGTCTTCAAATGGGTCGTAGATAGATTTAACTGTCATGATTTCAGAGTTCATACCGAACATGTAGTAAGATGCAGGACCTGCGTAGTATGCAGATACACCATCAAGACCAACTGTAGGAATTACTCTTACGTTTGTACCTGGTAACATTAATGACCATTCTTCACCTGTAGCAGCACCCGCAGCATCCAAAGTAAATAAATTCACGAATGAACTGTTTCTCATTGAAGCAACTAAAGCTCTGTAGTTAGCGTATGAACAATAGATAACTAAGTCATCTCTGTGTAATACGTTTGAAGGAATGTTTTGGTAGATAGTAGAGAATACTTCTAAACCGTTACTTGCTGTAGCAGCTGAGTAAGTGATTTGAGTAGCACCATTACCTGAAGTGATTAAAGCACCAACACCGTTGAAACAAGCTGAACCATAAGTTCCACCAGTAGCAACTGTATTTTGCCATAATTGTTTTTCAACTTGGTTTGCAATTCTATTGCTGATATCCGTTAATATGACCTCCTCAAATGGTACGCTTTCTTGGAAGTTTGCATTTGATAAAGATTGTGACAAGTAAGTGTCATACAGGTCATAGGGACATAATTGCTGGTTCACTTTTTTATTACAAAGGTCAACTGTTACTAAGTTTTGAACAGTAGAACCTGTTGGTGAGAATCCGCAATCTAAATCTTGTAAGATTACATCATTGGTTACAAAACCAACTTTCTCTGTTGTTCCTTTTAAGTTAGGACGAACTGTAGCGTATTTTGGAAGGGTTAATCCCAAAAGACTTTTGATTAACATATCTGCTCCGTAACTGTTGAAAGTTGGAAGATTAGTTAAATCATAATTGAAG